AAACCACCTAGATTCATGATACCACCTTCTTGTGCCATAACTCTGTTTGGTTCTTCTGTTTGTTTCATACTCATGTCATCAAAAGCTTTTTGAGCTTTTTCAGCTGCCTCTTTTGGTGAAAAACCCATATCTAAAAAATCTTCGTAAAGTTGTTCTAATAATCTTGTGTTGCTTTCATCAGAAGCCATCATATATTTAAATTCAGGTAAAATTTCTGAAGGAGTAGTATATTTAAACTCACCATCATTGGACAAAGGTATAATATTTGATTCTAAATTAAATTCCGGTAATACAGGTCCTGCATCTCTAAAACCTGACATTGCTAATAATTCAGCAGGTATCTTATCATCACTGCCTTCAGCATAACCTATTCTACCACCATCAGCTAATCTGTATGCCTCAGGTACTTGAAATCTAAATTCAGGATAGCTTGCAATCTGTTCTTTTAATCCTGAAGTGTCTTTGTAATTTTTCATCATCTCTTCATCTAAATTATCAGGCTCTTCATTTTTAGTGAACATGTAAGACGCTGCCATTGCAGCTGGTATTCCGTATTTAACTAATGCTGGTGTTTTACTATCACCAATACCTGGAATTTTTTTTATATCTAACATGTCTTTAACTGTAAGTTCAGATTTTTTTTTATTTAAAAGAGCTTTTTGAGCTTCTGTTAATTCTGTTTCGCCGCTTCCTATAAATGGTAATTTAAAACTCCCTGGTTGACCTGCTCTTAATGGGTTTGCTAAATTTTTTAATAACCCTGGATTTTTTAATCTTTCAAGAAATGATAATTTTCCGCCACCACCAAAAGCTGCTGTTCCACCTAAGTAAGTTCCACCTGCATATAATAATGCTGCTTTACCTAAATCGCTTTTAGCAAATTTTTTAATTCCTTTAATTCCTTTTTTAACACTTCTTCCAATTTTTTTAACAAAACTTCCTAAACCATAACGTTGTCTAACTTCTCCTCCATCAGAAAATCTTTGCATAGCTCCTGTCATATTATTTGGATTCATTCCAAAGTTCATAGCTTCTCTTCCTTCTAACGCTGCATACAAATCAAAATCACTTGGTCTGCTTTCAATATCAGAAGGTAATTGTGCACTTCTAAAAATTGGAGGTATAAAAGTGTTATCACCTCCATTATTTGTTGGTCCTGTAGGTCCTTTTAATCCTGTAGCTTTAGCATAAGCACTTCTCATAGGTTGATTAACAGGTCCAAAATATTGTTGATTTGACATCATAGCTGAAATTACATCTTCACCTATTTCTTTATCTTTTTCGTACTGTTCTTTTATTGCTTTGTCTGCAGCATATTTAGTAACAGGGTTTGGATTAAGAAAAAAATTTGCTCCTCTTGCAAGATTGGTTTTAGTTCTACTTGGTATGTAATTATTTATATCAGTATTTTGTGGGGGTGTATAAGGATTATTAGTTGTGGTATCTCCACCGCCACTACTACTTACACTTCTACCAGATTCATCTATTGAACCTCTGCTTGAATGAGAAGCTGTTGATCTATTAGCTCCTGCATCGGTACGTCCTCCAGCTCTATATAATTGTCGTGCTATTTGTGCTCTAGTTATGCTCATAATTTTAAATAAGTTGTAAATAAGGCAGGAATAAAACCTGAATTATTACTTTACTTGGTTTTACTAAACAAATCAAGCTTTGGCATCTTAACTAATACATCTCTTTGTATGTCTTCTGAAGCTATATTAGCTGCCTTTAGTGCTTCTTCGTTCTCGTATATTTCCCCTGTTTTCTTGTTTTTTATTGTTGTAATTACTTCTGCCGGCTCTATTAAAGGTATTTCTTTACCATCTAAGTTTACTGTTTTATTTGTCATCTTTTCTCCTATGTTCGATCAAATTCTAGTATTGCAACTGTTCCTTCAAAGATATCAGCCGTAGCTGCTTGCAGTTGTAGTTTGTCACTTTCTTCTAATATAATAGTACCATCAGCTATTGATTTAGAAGTACCTGTATTTACAGTGTGCTCTGCAAACTGAAAACTAGTTGATGCTGAGTTATCAAAAACAAAAGCTTTTATTTCAACATTACTACCTCCTACATTAGCTGTATGTATATTTTGTATAATAGCTCTTGAGTTAGAAGGACAAGTATAAATATCTGTTTTATCGGTTGTTGTTAAATCAAATTGTGCGTTCTTATATCTATTGGCCACTCTTTCCTCCCATACTAAACCATGTTAATCTTTGTGTTTCTTCTTTAAGATCTTGTTGAAAAGTAGAATTTAACTTTTGTACTAATCCATCAAGATCTCTGACCAATGCATCCGCTACATTTGGATTATATTCTTTACTAGGTCTTGTAAATGCTAATGTTATTTTTGCCATTATCTTCTTCCGTCTGGTTGTATATCTAACCTAAAACTTCCTAGTTTCCAATCTTGAGCTGATCCCGTGTTTGCTACCTTTAATGCTACTGATCTAGCTCTAGCTCTTGTATCTACCTTAGTTGTTGATGAGGTAATTGTAAAGGGTCCTAGTGGTGAACTTGCTTGAGAGCTATTCGAATAATCTCTTAATTCTAATGTAACCTGTGTATTTCCTGTTTGAGATAAAAAGTCAGGTACAAATCTTCTTATCTTCATAATAAATTCTCCGTCACCTCTAAGATCAGCTCCTCCACCCTCGCCTCTGGTAATATCAAAATCTCCAGATTCTATATTAGCTGCTATGGTTGTGGTTGCTGTATTAGTCACTTGATCAGTTCCTGTTTCATGTTGATAGTATGTAGTGGCACCATCTGTATTTCCAACACAATCAGAAGATGTTCCTGATGCATTATAAGATGTGCCATGAGGTAAACCAAACACAGCTGAATCAACCCAAGTTGTTCTAGCTAAAGAACCTGTTGTCCATATTGGTCTTTGTGGAGCTGACTCTGCATAGTTATAAGTTACAGACCTATCTACAATTGTAGATCCTGATGAACAATAAAACCAAGTAATTTCACCAAATAAATTATTTAAACCAGCATTTATAAGTTGATTAGCTGTTGTGTTAATATCATCAAATACAAAATCTTCTACCAAACATGTCATAGTTTCAAGATTACCAGAGTATTTAAAGAAACCATTATCTGATAACCAATATGCAGCGCCATCTACTTCTAATGCAGCATTCATACCAATTAATCCACAGTTTGTACCCACTTGTGCAAAGGCAAATGTAAATGGAGCACCTACAAAACGCATAGTAAATAAAGATGTATCTGTCCAAACATAGATTGCATCTCTACCTCTAACAGCTCCTATGATCCGTGATCCGTCAGCCATTCTTTGTGTACCAGCTGTATTGGTTGCTGTTGGTGTATAGTCATTAATATTTTCTTGGTCCGAGAACCTAATAAACATATCGTCTTGTGTTGATTGATCTCCAATCGTTGTTTCTGTACCAAAGAATACTAAGTGTCTATCCGGTGTAGATACTAACATATCTCTAGATGCCGTAGGTGCTCCAGATATAATTGTTGCTCTTGTCGCTGTAGAATTTGATAAATTTGAATTCCATTCAAAAACTTGCCCATTATGAATTAAAGCAATTACGTTATCACCAAAATTATCAATTGACCATAAACCTGGATCTATAACTAAATCACCAGATGCTGCTTCTCCCCACGCTACAAAGTCTGAAGTATTTGTTACAGTAGCTCCATTTGAATGTGCAGCTCTTGTTGTTCCTCTAACTGCTCTTGTTATTCCTGTTAAATTATTCCCTGAAACACCTGTGTAAGATATTTCTTCTGTTCCCACTTTAACAAAATTTGTACCTGTTGATGGAAAGTTTGTAGTACTAACTAATGTAACAGAAGTCCCTGATCCACCTGTTCCCGCGGTGTTGTCACCTAAAGCTCCGTTTAAAGTTGTTGTTAATGGGTTAGATACTTCACCTCCCCAAGATCCAAGTCCATAACCAAATCCGGGTAATTGCTCTGCTGGTCCCACTGGATAATAAATTTGAACTCTAATACCTCCAGATGTTGTAGCACCTGAGCCACTTTCATTAGAAGGCATTGTAACAGTTATAGTGGTGTTTGTTGGCGTTGAAGTCACCATAAATTTTTTATCATCAAAGTCTGATGCAGAATAATTAGATCCAGTTATCGCTGTAAAATTATCTAATAAAATTATATCTCCAGGCGCAAGACCATGACCTGTAGCAAAAGTTATAGTTACAGTTGGTGATCCATTTGTAGTGCTAAAAGCACTTGTTAAAGTTGTTGTAGATTTAATAGGATGTATGTCGTAAAATACACCACCCGAGTAAGCGTATAATATTCTATTAGTTCCAATAATTGAAAATTTAATACCACCTTTATTTACAATATGGTGCATAGCCCTTGCAGAACCTGTCATTTCATTAGGTCCTAGTTGTTGCCATCCGCCTATTTTTTCAGGGGTATTATATCTAAATCTAACATTATCACCATCAACCCATTGGCCTTCAGCTTGTGTGGGTGTTAGTTGTTTATTAAATCCAGGTAAAAAGTTTAGTTTTTGTAACATTATACTACTATACTAGTTTTTAAACAGAAATATAGTATTTTTAAATAGAGTGCAAGGAGGTTATATATGAATAGGGATACAGGTTCCCCTATCTATGAAAGCTGGCTCACCTAGGTCTTTTTTATCATACACATCAAAAGCAACACTGATTCTAGGACTTTTAGATAATGTTGTGTCTGTATAATGGGGAACATATGTAGGAAAAATAATCAATTGACCTGGAATATTTTCTATACACCAAGCATAGTTTTCACAAACTGAAAGATAGTGAGTAGATGTAGATTCTGCCTGAATAGTTAAATGGCCACTTAAAAAGCTTTTTTCAGCGTCCCACAATCCACGATGTTTATGCTGACTTATTTTTTCATTTTTCCTTAGAACATTAAACCAACAAAGAGCCCATAAATCATTAGTAGGAATATGCTTTCCTTCTTTATTAAATTTATTAATACACATTTTAATATTTTTTATTATGTGTCCTTGTAAACCTTTTAGCGCAGGAGACTTTAGTTTTAAAAAATTATAAAACTGATATCTTGAGGTCAAACCATTAGCCAAATCTGTGCCTCCATCTCCGGCTGAAGGATATTTATTCATTATTTCTTTTTCTTTTTTTAATAAAAAAGATACAGATTTTTTCTTATTAAATTGTAATACGTCACTTGACCAAAACCAATAGGGGATTTCTAATCCTAAAGAAGACTTAATTTTATTTTCTGTTGGTTTTAAATTAACCCAGTTTAAACCTAAAGTTGCTTTTCTTTCTTTAATTTTTGTCATTTCAATTAACGTTTAAACCAAGGTGGAAGACCTAAATGTGGACGCTTGTCAAACATATTATTCTTTGCTCCCGGTGTTTTACGGTTGTTATAATGAAGAAATACTTGGATGCATTCCTTACCTTTAAATTTTTCTCTCCAATGTTCTAGCTCACAGCCAGAATAAACTAACATATCACCTTGTTTTAAATCTATCCTAACACCTTTATCTTTGGTAGGTGCATAATTTTGAACTTGATGAATTCCTTTTTTAGGGCCAAAAACGTGTCCAGCTTTAGGGTCAGAGTTTAAATAGATTGGCCAATCATCGCCAGCAAGATTCATAGTGGTAGATATCTCACAACTAAATCTATCTTTGTGTCTTTTTAATTCATCACCTTTTTTATAGATTCTTGCATAAGTATAAGCTGGATACAATTTAAGTCCTGTCACTTCTTCCATTTTAGGTTGGCATTTTAACATTAAAGTTTCCATAGCAATATTAGAATACTGACTATATGTATTTGGTATTTGTTTATCATCATAGGTTCCTATAATAGTTTCAAAGGGTGAAATGTATTTACGTTCTATACAAGTATCATATACTTGCTTTTGCATCATAAAATAATTAGCAACAAAAGCTGCTAGGTCTTTTGATATTGCTTGACGAATAACTGTATATTTATTTTTTTTAAACGACATCTTTAGCCATTTCTTTTGGTATAGCTTGAATATTCCAATGTATAAACCTAAACGGTTCAATACCAAAATCTACTGAAAATTCATGTTCTAAATAACCTGGAAATATAATTAATGTTCCAGGTTGAGGTCTAAAGTGAATTAATTCATTGCCATTAAGAATTTCTTTTATATTAGTTTTCATTTTTAGTTTTGTGGATCTAGCCCCTGTTCTAGGCTCATGAAATATTGGCATTGACGTTTTTTCATTTGCTTTCAAAAAATAAAAACCTGATACGTGTTGATTCCAATGTATATGCGCACTATGGTGACCACCACCTTTTTTTGCAAATTCTTGTACCCACATCTCACTAAATAGTGTTGTGTACTGTTGCATATCAAAACCTTGATGATCTAAATATTCCCAAGACTTTTGACCAATATAATCTCTAAAATCTCTAAAATTATTATCAGCTATCATAGATGTTGAATGATAACTTCTTCCAAAGTCACCAAACTTTTTTATATGTTCTTTAGCTTCTGGAGTATTTTTAGCAGCTTTAATATATTTATTAGATGCTTTAGTCAAAGATTTTATAAACTCTGGTTTTTGCTCTGACCAAATAGTTGTGTTGAAGTAATTATTTATATCCATTTTTATTTTTCATAATAATTTAAATTAATAATATATCTAATAGGAACTTTAATAGAAGTAATAGCTTTGTGTAAAATATTATTATCAAATATTAAAATTTTATTTTCTACAGCTTTAATAAATTTAATTTTATTATTAATTTTTATTTCTGTTCCTCCATCACAAGTATTTAAATAAAGTATAGCTGTCTTACTTTTTGAATTATCATAATCCGTATGGAAATCACTTTTTTCAAATAATTTACTTATAAACATATTACATCTAACTTGTATGGGTGCCATACAATTTAATTTTTCTAAAACAGGTTTAATACTATTTGTAAAAAATTGTGAAGTTGTTTCCATATTATTATAAAAACAATGGGTAAAGTAAATTCCATTGTTAGAATTAAAATCTAGCTCTTTTCTTTTATACCAAGGAAACCCTGGATCAAAAACAATTGATTGTATTGTAGACAACTGTTCTTTATCTAAAAAATTATTTATTGTTTTACAACTCATCTAAATGGTTTTCCTAAATGCCAAACAACAAGACTATATCTTGTGCCTGATGTTACAGGTTTAACTCTATGCCATACAAAAGAGGGAAAAACAATAATAGATCCTTTAGGTAAAATTTCTTTTGCTTGTTTTAAATGTTTAGCTTCATCTCTCATATGTGGATCATAGTTTCTATAGTCAAATTCTAGTTCACCACCTTTGTATTCTGAACCATCTGTTAACTGACAAGTCATAGATAGTTTTCTAATTCTGCCGTGTTCTGGATGATTAGGATCTTTTCTCTCATATGTTTTATCCCAACTATCACAGTGCCAATCATAGTATTGATTGTGTTTGTATTTTGTAAACTGACAAGATTCCGATCTTTCCCAATCAAAATTCCAACCAGCGTTTTTATTAGCTATACGCACATACGGATGTAATTCTTTATAGATCCAGGTATCATTCAACCATACTAAATCAGAGTTTCGTTTTCTTTTTAAATCTTTTATTTCTTCTTTTTTTAATTTTTTATCACCATAGCCACCTGTTCTAGCCATTACTTCTTCTTGTGAATTTGCATAAGCTATTACATCATCACAAAATTTAGGTGTAAGTGCGGCAGGAAAATACCAGTAATAAGTAGATAAATTCATATTAATTAAATAAAATTATACGTAGTCATACATTATAGTTTGTACAAAATTTAAACTATCCTTTTGATTATTGGTTATGTAATACATATTAGTTGATGGAAACATAATAAACATATTATTTTTAAGTTCCATGTCCCAACTTCTTCCCTTACGTCTATTGTCTTCATAGTGTATTCGAACATTACAATCTTTAACTTTAACGCCGTAAAGCATAGTAAAGTCAGGAGAGTTACGTAGATCTACTGGATCTATGTTTAATAAAGGAATTGTTGTCTCATTGGGTTTATATATATTTCCCCAAGTTGATTTGTTAAGTAAATTGATACTGTGTTTAAGATTAATAAACTCTTTTATATAAGTATTTAACTTATCATAAGTTCTTGAAAACTGTAATTCTTTGTTAGTTAAATTAGATTGTAAAATATGATGAGCTAGTTCATTTTGATCTATCTCCCAATGTTTAGGCATTGAAACATCTCCAAAATAAATTGACTGTTCGGTTAATACTTTCTTCTGCATACCTATAAGGTATTTAATTTAATTTACTAAAAATGTCAATATGTTGAAAAAAATTAATTAGACTTTAAAATTTTCTATGTCCCAAGACTGCCCTGATTCGTTCCAATTATATACCCACATATGTGTCGCCGCTTCGTTTTGAGACTGTTGCTCTGATGTCAATGCAGGTGCATCACCTATTGGAGACTGCCATCTTGCTTCTGCCACATTTAAAACCCAACTTGCATGAACTTTTGAACCAATAAAAATATCATTATTTTGATCATACGTCATACCTACACCTGCGTAATTACCTCTAAAAGGTGTTCCGCCTTCTTTATGTTGTCCCTTAGATGTATTGTATGAAGTTTGAATCCATAAATTTGCAGGCCAATTATTATGTTTTTCTAAATATTGTTGTCCTATTGTTTCTTCTTCAACGCCATCAGCGTTCTGCATGTCAACATTGTTTAAAGTTAAAACTGTAAGTACTTCATTATTTTCTGATATTTTTGCAAAATGTGCCATAATTTATCCTATTGAATTTTGTATCTTATTATTACTATCCCTGATCCGCCATTTCCATATCCTGATGCACCACCACCAGTATTAGCTGTACCATTTCTAGCAGGATCTGCTTTATCCGGACCTGCACTAGATCCTCCACCTATTCCTCCTGTACCCCAACTACTACCAGAATAAAGTCCACCGCCAGCGCCACCAGCATAATATCTAGAAGGTCCGGGTCCTGCTTCACCTGTTGCTGGGTTAATTAAAGTTCCTGCTCCTGCACCACCAGGTCCAGCAGTAGAAGTATTACCAGCTGAACCAGCTGCTGTGGCACCTCCGCCACCTCCTGCACCTAAATGAGGAAATTGGCCTCCTCCGGATCCAGGTCCACCTGGATTACCTTGAGGTGGAGTTGTAGGAGGAGTGTTACCTGCTCCATAAGTTTGCTCTGAACCACCTGCTTCACCACCAC